CGTTCACGGCGAACTACGCTCTGAGCGACGACACACCCTATACTCTGGTGATGGACGGTTCCAACATATCCGGCGATGCCTCCAACTGCATTATTTGGGGGATGGATGATGTGGATGTTCACGCCGGTAACCTTGCCACATTCGACGGCTTAACGTGGAGCACCCAGTCGGATATCGACTTTGAGTTCAGTCTGTACGGCACCTTCGCTGTCGAAGAAAATCCCCTCACATCAATTGATTTTGGCACAAGAGCAGTAGTTACAATATCAAATACACTTAGTGCCGATGAAACTGACGCACTCAAGGTCGATGTATCCCAGCTTTCGCCAGAAGAGGGAACTGGCAGGCCAGTAAGAGAAGTCTACATTGAGCAGATTAAAGCAATTACATCTGGTGTAGATGTAGATATTTTGTGGGATGCTACGTCACCAGAGCACTGTTTGTCCATCAGTGGCAATTCTGGGATTGATTGGGACTTCCGGGCAGTGGGTCCGCTTACAAACAACGCGGGTGCCGGGAAGACGGGCAACATCCTATTTAGTACAAATGGCGCAACGACGGGATCGTCGTACTCTGTCACACTTGTAATGCGAAAAAAATATTAACTGAAGGTGAGAAATGGCTGACGCGGTAACAACACAAATCATTCACGACGGCGACCGTCAAGTCGTTATAAAGTTTACAAACATTTCTGACGGGACAGGCGAAGCTGCCGTGCAGAAAGTAGATGTATCTACGCTTCAGCCCGAAAGTCGTACACAGCGTGTATGCACTGAAGTTGCTATTAGTCGTATTTATTACGACCTGTCTGGAATGTCAGTAGACATTTTGTGGGATGCTACTGTTGACGCTCTTTGCGTAAGCCTGAGTAGTCAGGGTGTGTTTGACTTCAGGGATACTGGTCCGCTTACAAACAATGCAGGGGCCGGTGTTACGGGTGACATCAACTTTACTACGACAGGTGCCGCCTTGAATGACCGCTACTTTGTCATGCTTGTCATGGATAAAAAGTACGTCTAATGCCGGTAAAGCCCGTTAACTTGTGGGGGTCCCTTGTTGGGCCGACACCCAGCTTCTATGACTACATACATAGAGGTTCGGCTGGGGCTACGTTGCTAACCGTCATTGAAGAAATCCTGACGGGCGAAGGATTTACTTTTTATTTCCAAGAATCGACAGGCAGTAGCGTTGCAATAGACTCTGGTCCTAACTCATATGATGCAGACTACCAGAACGAAGGGCTGACTGTAGAAGGGCTGACGCAGCTAGGCAGGTCGCCATTTAATAACACGTTTACATCCAGTGCTAATCGCTCGGGTGCGGGAAATCTTTCTGTCGTAATACCTACTTCAGATTTAATTCCTGCTGCCGATGTCAAGCCTCGTGGACCCGGAACATTTATCGCAGCTTACACCCATGACCAGATTGACGGCGGTGCAGAACTTCTTCGGTTCAGGGCTGGCGGTGAACAGGGTTTGCAGTTTGATGTTAATAACTCGCAATTTATTTCGCGAAACAATGACGGCAATACGTTAGTTCTTTTTAGCAGGTTTACTCAACACAAAGGCAGCCTTGTCCGCTTGGCGGTCTTTACAGTCAATGGCAGTGGCGATGTTGTTGTCTACCTAGATGGAGAAGAGGCTGGCACTGCATCAGGTTGGTCAACGACTGCGTGGACCGGAAGCAACCTTGGTGTCGAAATGTTTGGCACAGGCGGGGGCGACGGCAAGTTCCAAAACATCACTTGGATTACTGACTATATAGCAGATCAATCAAAGGTAACTGAGTTGTGGGAAGCCTTTTTGCAAAAAGAGGTTGAACCGCGAGCCACATTTAATCCTACAAAACTCACCGAAATACCTATACTGGATTACCCTCAACAGGTTTTGTTTTACCATGCCTTTGAGGGTGATTCTACTACGGTCAACGGTGCAACAGTTGACTATTCATTTGACGGATCAAACCCGACATTTGATGCAAGGGCTTTGTTTGATACTGGCGCGAACGGGCATGTAGCAAACAATGGAGACTTGGTGTTGCCTGAGCCAAGGCTAGGCCCTTTTAGTAGTGTTTCTGGTGTGTATGTGGGGAATAGCGGGTCTAGTGAGCAACATCAATTTACTGTTGTCGGACATGGGGCAAATGCTGGCGACAGGCTAACTCTTACTAATGTCGTAACAGATCCCGGAGGCACCCCACTCACAAACTATGAGGGCAAGGCGTACAGTATTTCGGTAGTAGACCCGGACACTGTTCAGATTGGCGAGTTTTTTGGCACAACGAGCGACATGCTTGCAACGTTAAACTTTAACGCTAGATCTACCGATAAGTTTGCTGCCGTCATAGATACAGGTGAAACAGATCTCATAATCGACATGGTTCTGGACACGAATTATGACACAGGATCTGAGGCCGGTGGCGGTGCCGTTATTCGGTATGTGGACGAAAACAATTACTACAGAGTTTTTTGTCGTAGCACTAGGTATGAGTTGTACGAATGTGTTGCTGGCACAGAAAGTGTTGTTGGATTTGCCAACGCTTCTGGCAGCACCGATACAAACCTTTTGAGGTTTCGTATTCGAGTCGTAGGCGACAAAATGACCTTAGACAATTGGAACTATAAATATGAAATTGGTACGAGTGTCAATGAATCACCAAAAGGATTCAATTCGTACACAATGACAAATTTTTTGACGGCTACCAAATGCGGGCCTTCATTCGACTCGACCGGGGCCTACCCAAATATTATTACTAGCACTGTAAAATACTTTACCGTGTTGAAGCCGATGGGGTTGTAATATGATTCATCTTGGAACCGTTGATTTTGGCTCAACGCTTTATATTCCCATTAGCACCAACACTGGTTCTGGCGGCACTATTGGGTTCAGCGCAACGCCTGTGGTTGGCGACTTTGAAGTTTACAAAGACGGCACAACTGCCAGAGCCGACACTACTGGATACGCCTTTAACGAAGCAATTAATAGTAGCACAGGACTGCATGTATTTACTATTGATATGACATCCAATCCTGCATCTTTTTGGGAGCTTGGTGAAAAATATCTTGTAGGGTTTACACCCACCGCCACCGTTGACGGGGAAACCGTAGAGGCTTGGGTTGCAGAGTTTACAATTGAAACATCAGAAGAACAAAAACTCAAAGCATCTGCTGCCGGTATCCTTACTGGACTAGCGAGCGGTACACCGACAACAACATCAAACGATTCCGACCTGTCCGGATTTGAAGATGACGAGCTAATTGGAAGAACAATTGTATTTACTGCTGGCACTGCTCAAGGATGCGCCGCTGTTATTACTGATTACACTAGCGTAAATGGTGTAATAAGCTACAGTGAAGGTATCGCTACAGCCTCTGTGTCTGGCGACACCTTTATTATTGTCTAGGGGTATACATGGCTACTTCTGGAACATCTGTATTTGACCTAGATCTTTCTGAGATTGTAGAAGAAGCATTCGACCGTTGTGGGCTGAAGCTCCGCACCGGATATGATATGAAGACTGCTATTCGGTCTTTGAATCTTTTGACAATTGAGTGGTCAAATAGGGGCACAAACTTTTGGACCGTCGAACAGGGCACTGCTACGGCCACAGACGGCGTGGCCACGGTAACGCTTCCTGCTGACACAGTAGACCTTATTGAATACTGGATTCGTACCGGCTCCGGCCAGACCCAGAATGACCTGAGCCTGTCGCGTATCAGTGTTTCTCAGTACTCAAACCTGCCCAACAAAAACTCTACGGGTCGCCCTGTAAATATTTTTGTAGACAAACAAAAAGACGCTCCGGTCGCGTACCTGTGGCCGGTACCCGACCAAGATTACACGTTTGTTTACCAGAGGCTGCGTAGGATTGAAGATGCTGGTGACTCCGGGGAACTGACCGCAGACACCCCATTTCGCTTTCTGCCGTGCCTCGTGGCCGGTCTGGCATACCAGATCAGCATGAAGTACCCAGAGGCCGCACAACGCTCTCCAATGCTCAAGGCAGAGTATGAAGCACAGTGGGACCTCGCGCAGTCTCAGGATCGCGACAGGTCTTCTCTGCGTCTCGTACCGGGAGGCTACCGTGTCTAGTATTACTTCTGGGAAATACGCATACGGTTTCTGTGATCGTACAGGTTTTCGCTATAAGCTGTCCGACCTGAAACCAGAGTATGTAGCAGGAGTCAAGACAGGTCTTATGGTGGGGAAAGATGTGTGGGACTCGGACCATCCACAGAATTTTCTGGGCAAGATGGGAGATTACACCGACCCACAGGCACTGGAAAATCCACGTCCTGACACAGCCCAAGACGAGAGCAGAAAGCTGTCTGCGTTCAATCCTGTAGGTAATGGCAATGCTGGATCGTATGGCAACCTTGTCGCCTTTTCTGGCTCTGGCAGAGTTAACGTGGTGATTACATGAACTACTCAGAGCTAAACCAGACGATTCAGGACTACTGCGAAAACGATGAAGCATCGTTTGTCAGGAATGTCCCGAACTTCGTCAAGATTGCAGAGAACAGGATCTATCGAACAGTAAACCTTCCTGTGAATTACAGGTGTCAGATGGGACAAATGACACTTGGAAATAAATTTTTGACGCTACCCACAGATTTTCTTGTGCCGTCCCACATTCAGATCGACGTATCTGGATCATGGGAGAATCTCTTGGTGCGTGAGCCGGGGTTTATTCGGCAGACGTACCCGAACGACACCACCACGGGTCAGCCGAAATACTTTGCAGTGTATGATTCCGACACAATGCTGATTGGTCCGACACCAGACGCCAGCTATGATACGGAGATCTACTACTACTACCTACCTGAAACAATCGTTACAGCAGGTACATCATGGCTCGGCACGTTTGCCGAAGAGGCCATTCTCTATGGGAGCTTGATTGAAGCGTACACCTACATGAAGGGTGACGCAGACATGATTACGCTGTACAGAGACAGGTACAACGAGGCGATGGCTCCGCTTAAAGCGCAGTCAGAAGGCCGCACAACGACCGACGAGTATCGCAGCGACCGCATTCTTTCGCCGCGAGGCTAGGAGTTTTTATGGCGATCACACAAGGACTATGCAACTCATTCAAGAAAGAACTTCTTGAGGGTCTGCACAACTTCACCACCGCTGGCGATACAATCAAAATTGCCCTGTACACCAATGCAGCAAACCTTGATT